CATTTTTCAAGCAAGCAATCCCCTGTCAATGTATCGCCAAAATAAAACGAACATTCAGAACAGGCTATGTTCATGCATAACTCTTGATATGATCGTAGCATTTCCTTCCTGCTGATTAAGTCACTCACCGCATCTCATCCCCCTCTCGCTCCTTAATCCCTTCGTAGGTGTATATCCCTTTTCTCTTGCCAATCGTTCCCCTTCGATTAACTATAGGCCCGAAGCTTTCTACCAGTCGGGTTAATGTTTTTTTGTCGAGCACGGTATCCGTCATGCCCTTGCTCCATTCAATAAACCTTGAATCGAAATCAGTTTTTGAAACCTTATCACTTGTATCCATTGTAATCTCATAAAATGTTGTAATAAATGTTCTCAGCGTATCCCCTGCGCTATCATCGGTCAAATTCACAACAGGGCCAAGCTCATCGACTAATGCCTTTGCCTCTCTGCAACATCGTTCTCTGAAGCATCGGTCTGTAGTTGTGTTTGCTATTCTTAATAACATATGGATTTTGTTTGTAACATCATCCATTATCTCATCTCATCCCCCTTCTCCACAGACTTCCTGTCAAATACCTCCCTTTCTCGCTTATCCGCATCACTGCAGACCACCATAATTGCAGCGATCGTGAATCCGAAGAACCCTCCAAGGAATAACCCTATTACAAATCCAATCATTTATTTAACTCCTCTCTGAACCTCATCAGTTCCTTCTGCCAGCTGTCCTCTGTTTCCAGCTTCAGCCATTCATACATCTCTTCCCTGGAGCATCCGCAGTATGCTATGCGGTACATGAAGTCAGCCAGGGTCAGGTCATCCATTGCTCTTACTTTATCTGCGTTACTCGGTTTCTCTACTGTTATCATCGTCTTCCTCCTTGTATGGTTCTGGTAATGGCATCCATGCATCAACATCCGTTACATTTCGATATTCAACTACTTCGCTCCAATATCCCTTACCGTGATCCATTTCATATTCCGCAATGTACAGTTCGCCATCTGCCGAAATCAAAACTTCTTTTTTCTCCTCCGGCAACCTCTCAGAGCACGGAATCCATGCAGGTAAAACTAATTCATGCAACGTTTCACCAGATATTTCTGATGCGGTTGTACCAAGAGCGTTTGCTATTTTTAATAGGTTGTCCATTTTTGGCTTATACTTTCCAGCTTCATAGTTGCGAATAGTTATTTCAGCTATGCCGGACTTTGTAGATAATGCTCGTTGAGTAAACCCTTTTAGCTTCCTCAGCCTTTTAATGTTCTCCGCTATCATCCTCGATTTCCTCCTCTCTGATCCAGATCTGCGCTGTACTGCCCTCATGAACAAACAGATCTGCAAACTCCTCATTCGTGATCACTACCGTCCCATGGTCGGTGTGCTTCATCTGCAGAACCGTGTGGCACCTGGGGCAGGTCAGTCTGTGTATCCGGTCCGGTATGGGCTTCTTCCGCAAGATGAAGCCACACCTCAGACAGGTCCTCGCTTCCTCCGTCTGGGAGAATGCTATTCGTCGCATGATTTTTGGTTTTGTGTGCTCCATATATGTATTCCTCCAGTTCTTCCTTTGCTTCTTCCCAGCCGTGTGCCACAACTGTCTTATATCCGAATGCTTTCAGCGCAGCCAGCCACCGGTCCTGCTCCGGACTGGTTCGTCCTTTGCCTGCCTTCATCTCGATAAACATCCCATGATAGCCATGGAGCGGGACAGGATAAAACAGGTCCGGGACTCCAGGCTTTACTCCCATCTGTCGGTTCCGGATGATCCACCCCTGTCCACCGACTGACTCATTCGGTATATGAAATAGATATTGTAGTTCGGCTTTTGTCTTACACCATTGTATTAGTTGCTTCTGATTCCAGGTTTCACTATGGTCTTTCATTTTCTCCTCGCGCCATTTTATATGATACGAGGGTCACCCCCGTGGGAGGACCTCCGCTCCCACAGGGGGTAACACCGTATTATATGGGTATTAGTTACCAGTTACTTACCTATAAAGGGTTTTGTCACCTTTCATTTTTCAATTATGAGCCATTGACGGCCCTGCCAACGCTTATATTCTTTCCCCAGGAAAATAATTCTATCCTCGTTGCGTTTATGAACCACCTTGACTCCATCAATGGTTGCGACTTCATAGTCGGTGTCTTTTGAGAATTTTTTCTTCGCATTTGCCTCGCTAATTTCAACCTGTTCCAAAGTCACTGCCGTATCCGTACCAAGGGCCAGCATATTATCGACCGTTTCATACCAGTCTGTTTTCTGCTTTTGGTCTTTGCCGGTGCCTCGCCCGGAACTGCCTGAATCGGAGAATGTCGCTGCTCCGAGAAAGTTCTTATCATCGACGATGTGCATGGGATAATCAAACCAGAGCCTCTGTGATTCCATCGGCGGGAACTCTCGCAGAGTCGCATTCATCTCCCAGCCGGTCAGCTCGTCCGCTGCATCCGGATAATCCTTCCGGTATTTATCAGTCAATCCGTTCACATTGAGCTCACGCAGGTCCAGGATGGCATCCGGGTCCCTTGCGAAGACTCCCGATCCGGAAGACCGGTCTGCTGCATTCGCATACTTCCCGGAAGCGCCCTTGGAATGATGATGGCAATAGATCACGCTGGTCTCCATCTCGGTCGCCACCTGGTCAAAGTATCCGCAGAACTGAGCCATCTCTGTGGCATTGTTTTCGTCTCCGGTTATGACTTTGTAAATCGGATCGATGATAACCGCAGCAAATTGCTGACCCTTATGTCTATGAATTAGGACAGAAGCCAGCTTATCCATTGGTTTCGCCCTACCTCGCAGATTCATGATGGTAATGTTCTGGAGGTTCTTTGGTGTCAGCTTTCTCCGGTCATAGATCTCCTTAAATCGGTGATAACAGGAAGCGGAGTCCAGTTCCAGGTTGATATAACAGACCCTTCCCTGCTTGCACTTGTGCCCGATCCAGTCCGTGCCCTCCGCTATGGAGATAGCCAGATTGATAAGCATGAATGACTTTCCTGCCTTGCTGGGTCCGGCCAAGAGCATCTTGTGACCGACTCGCAGAATCCCCGGAATCAATTCCTCCTTCAGTGGAGGCATATTGTTCCAGACTTCGTCAAGTGTCACATCCGCAGGAAGGTCATCCGCCTGGGACTCTCTCCAGCTGATCCAATCATCATATGATTTTGCTCCGATATTCCTTTCAATGATGTACTGCCAGCGGTCGCCTCGCTTTACACCTGGAAGCCGGGAGAATCTGGATTCGTTCTTGTCCTGTGCATCAGGCTGGAAGCCGGACCGCTCACAAAACTCATACAGTTCCTTGACCCTGGCCTTGTACTGGCTGGCATTCTCCGCATCAACCCGGACCAGAGCATGGAGCGATTTGTTTCCGGAGTTGATCAGGAAAGTAATCGGCAAGTTCATTTCCTTGAGCAGTGCGTACTGCTTTTCGCTGCTGATTTGGTCTGACTCAATCAGGCAGTGCTTCCACCTGATCACATTGGAATTGTTTTCTCCTTTGCCATCCAGCGGGTTGAATCGGACATATGCTCCGGCTCTTTCATTCAGTGTCCCCAGAGCGCCTTCTATGGTTCCGGTCCGCAGTTTTTCGATGATGTCTCCGGCTGTCCGCCTGCAGACTGTTTGTTCTGGTCGCCATCCTTTTTCTCCCGGATAAAACTTCACGCAATAACCCACAAACTCATCCGGCTGGAATAACGTAGTGAAATATTCCAGCATGTCACCTTTTGGATTGTAGTTACTAGGCACAGGCGGGATTTTTTCCGGGCTGACGAATGTCGGATCAATGATATTCTCTTCTAGCATCAGGTTCCGTATATCATATACCTCTTCCTCGTGAGGAGGCTGGTATCCGTATTCGGTCGCAATATGGAACAATGTCCCTCCGGTCACTTCTGATCTGCGGAAAGACCTCCATTTGCGCTCACACTCTCCGGCCTTGTATTTGCTCCCGGTCTTGCTCCAGTTATCCCAGACTGTCCAGTCGGCACCCTCGTGTTTGAGGGCCATGCCGACCTTCAGCCATTCGTCATAAGAGCAGTCTGCAGGGATAGCCCGTAACAGGTCATAATCAATCACGCAGTTTCCACCTCTTCCATCCTACCGCTGCCAGTGCAGAGATCTTCTTGCTTGCCTGGTCAAATGTCCAGTCAATCGGTTCATATCCGAATCGTCTTAGGCACTTGACCTGTTTTACGCTTGCCAGGTTCCGCCTTGACCTGCTGATCAGCCTGTCCATGATGGCACATGCATATCCCTTAGTGATACCCTCCGCATCGACTCCAAATTTAGCGAGTGCTGCTATTTGTTTTTTAGATGCATCCGCTTCTTCCCATTTAAATGTCGGCTCGTAATCATTCAGGCCGATATCATCCAGGAGGTTGAACAGCTCAAGAGGGTCAATCAGTTTGGATTTCTTCCTGGTCTGACTTGCCAGGGCTTTTGCTAATGCTGTTCGTCTTGCTTCTTCTGCATCAGACACCGCATCAAACAGATCAATTTCTTCATCCTTGGCTTCCTTGACTACCGTCTGGATGTCTTCCACATTGTCAGATACCAGGGAAGCAGGCCGGCAGAGGTTATGCCTCTGGCACAACCATAGGAAGTCCAGAATCAGCAGATTGTTTTTTCCGGGGAACAGTCTGGTCCCGCGTCCTACCATCTGGCAGTAAAGGCTTCTAATCTTCGTCGGCCGGAGTACAACTACGCAGTCACAGGAAGGGCAGTCCCATCCTTCTGTCAGCAGCATTGCATTACAGAGGACCGCTCCATGGCCCGCTTTATCAAACCAGTCGAGGATCTCTTTCCGATCCGGGCTGTTGCCGTTGACTTCCTTTGCTCCAGGGATCAGGTATGCCAGTTCCTGAGCGATACTGATCAGCGGGCAGAACACGACGGTCTTCCTGGCTGATGCATGTTCCTGGATGGCTTCCGCAATCTGTGGCAGATATGGGTCAAGGGCCTCCGCAATGGAATCCACCTGGAAGTCACCGATGGACACCCGCACCTCGTTCATATCAATCTCCAGCGGGATGGTTTTAGCCGTGATCGGGCACAGATAGCCTTCTGACACTGCGGTCTTGAGTCCGTATTCATATGCAATCCCATCAAAGTATCTAGCCAGGCTTTTCTTATCTCCCCGGTCAGGAGTAGCCGTCACTCCGAGCACTTTTGCATCTGGAAACTGATTCAGAACAGTCTGGTATGAGTCGCTGATGGCATGATGCGCTTCATCGACGATGACCGTGTCAAACATACCAGTGTAATCTCTCCGGCTCATGGTCTGTACAGATCCGACGGTCACCGGCCGGATATCTGTCTCCTGGGCTTTAATCTTCCCAGGTCTTTCTCCGAACATGGCCTCATATTTATCCCTGGCCTGTTCAATCAACTCATCTCTGTGAGCCAGGATCAGTCGATTCCCTGGCCTTTGATGTGCTATTGTATTAAATACCACTGTCTTTCCGCAGCCAGTTGGCAAGACCAGCAGTTCCTTGTCCCATTCTTTCCAGTGGGTGTTTATGGCCTGGACTGCATCCTGCTGGTAGGGTCTTAGATTAAATATATGGGAGCTCATCCATCTCATCCTCTCCGATATCCATGAAATCGTCCTTCTTCTTCCATGCTTCGTCGTTCATGGTCACAGCCGGAGCTTTTGACGGAGGGTAGAAAGACTCGACTCTGTTGAACTCATTACCGTTATTGCTCTCGCGGATCGTGATCGAGCAGATGCCGGTCAGCCCTTTCATTTTGGTCAGGTCAATCTTTTCCTTGCCCTTTTCTCCGACCATGCCAATAGATTCTGCAAAAGTACGCACCAGGAACAACAGCTTTTTGCAAATGAACAGATTATTTTTCAGCCTTACAGTTTTATCCAGGGTAGGGATCTCCAGCTCACAGGTTACCTGCTGTGTATTTGCCGGGATCTTAGTGGAGTTTCCGGAGTAATATCCGACCTCATAGTCGGTAACCGTAAAATGATAGTCGCCCTCCGGAAGGACCTCAAAAGTGTTATCGTCAAGTTCCAGGTTATTAATGTTAAGATTTTCAGCCATTGTTTGTTACCTCCTTGGCACAGTCTCTGCATAATTTTTGTTTATATTTCTGCATCGTGGCGGATGCCAGTCTTTCATCGATGGGCTTCCCGCACTTCTCGCACAGGATTGGATCAGCTACCGGCCTCCGGTTTCCGACGCGGACCGCGTCAACCATGTCCCCAAATGCAGATATTTTTTTGACTCGCAACAGTATTTTATTGTTCTTCCAGTCCTCGATGTATGGAGTGCCCAAAACCCTCGCAATCATTTCGCTGTTTGTCTTATTGAGAATCATCGGCTTAATGTCTTCAGCAAAGTATGCCACCGTGCACTCTTCTTTTCCGTTCTGGTTCTGTACGATCTCCTGCTTTACTTCTCGGATCGTAACCACTTTCTCCTCTCCGGGCTGAAAACACCAGGAGCCGAGATAATTCGGATTTGTCAGTTTCTTCCAGTGTGTTTTATTCATCTCCGATCAGCTCCTTATCTTCGTATCCTGGCCAGTTGCCAGTTGTCTTGCACTCGTGATACAATTCAATCAGATCCCGGAACTGCTGAAGTCCTTCTTCAACAAATCCCGGGTCACAAAAGTAGACCCTGACTGCATATGGTGGATTCTTTTCCTGGGCTACGAAAGCGAATCTGTACTGGAGCAGAGTGTCGGCAAACACTCCCTCTGTATACATGGCTGCCTGCAGTTTATATCCATAGCTTCTGCAGGCGCGTTCAAAGTGTCCGTTCTCGCAGCTGGTTGTCGTTTTGTAATCCACGATATACTTCTCACCGTTGTACTCGGTGAGACAGTCGGGTCTGCACTTGCACAGTTCCCCGGTCTCCGGATCAGTCCACTCAAATGGAACTTCATGCACTCCAGTCTTGAGCAGTGCCTTTGCTGTGGGATTGGCCAGGATCGCCTCGTCCATCTCTCGGATCTTCATATAATCCTCTTCAGTGATTGGTTCTTTATCTCCCAGCTGGTCAATAAAAGCAGTCCATTCTGCCTTGCCTGCTTTCGTCCGTCTGTCCACCTTCGGAGCGATTGCATAAGCATCTGCGAACTTCTCCGGTTCCAGGATGTATTTGTGCGCAGCGGTTCCAAATTCGAGAGCAGTTGTGCTCTTACTCGGATGCGTAACTGCGTACAGATAATGCAGCGGGCTTTTCTTTAACTGCCACAGGTCTGATCTTCTTACTGCCGGGATATCATCATAATTCTTCGTTGACATATTTCACCTCCACAGGCAACTCGTCCTGGTTAATTGCGACGGAAACGGCCTCGAACAGTTGTGTCGCAATGCTCCAAGCATACTGATCATCCGCCAGTTTAATCTCAGTGCTACCGATTCTGATAATTACCATCTCTTCACCTCCTTTATTCACTGATAACTGTCCAAATAACACCTAAAACCAGAGCGATCAGGAGCGGAATGCTCGCCCTGAAACCCTCTACAAAGATAAATGGTCCAGTAAGCATAGCGCATACCACTGTTGATGCGATTGCTGTTAATCTCATTTAATCCTCCTTACTGACCTGCCACACAGGTCTGATATTTTGGCTGGATCGAAGTCTGGGACATGCTTCCTGTTTACCGGATCGCCGAGAAGATCCCGATATGTCATGAAGTCTATGACTGCAAAAAAGTTGTATCGGGTCCCTGCGATGACGGGCTGGTCATATCGCTTCCCTGGCCCAACCTCTTTTTCAAGGCCCTTGATCAGGTTATATATGCTGGTCTCACTATATCCCAGTTCTTTCGCCAGCTGTTTCTTGCTCATGTATGGACAGCACCTTCGTTCCAGCACTATCGTCTTTTCCATGTCATCACCCCTTAGATTTGCCGGCAAACGTCCCGGATCAGGGCGATGCCGGAGTCACAGGATACATTGATCCGCTTCTTGTGCCCATTGGCGTACACAGCTGTCACCGTCTCGAATCCGCTCTCCCTCTTGTACTCCAAGTCCATCAGGTTCCATCCTGCCCTGGTCAGCACCAACGTCTGGAACAGCTTCTCCAGGATTTTCTCTTTGTCTTCGTGCATAGTGGCCTCCTTCCTTATTGTGTTTGCTCCACCAGAATATCCGGCAAATAGATATCATCAAGAGAACAGCTGTAAACCCTGCATACGCTTACAAGCTGTCCAGCAGAAGGGAATGTTTTGTATGCTTCCCAGTTCTGAATGGTCTTCTCGGTTACCTGCAATTCTTTAGCTGCTTCCGCCTGAGTCATGTCCGCATTGACTCTCAGAGCCTTTAACGAAATCTTCAAATTATCACCTCCTCGCTTTAGGCTAGTTCCATAATACTCGCTTTAAGCTAGTATGTCAAGTTAAAAGCGAAATGTTTTTACTTTTAACTTGTATATTGTTTCGCTTTGTGCTATGATTCTTATACATTTAATATGAAGGGGGACTTGACATGGATGAGAAACTAAAAGAATTATTCAGCAAGAATTTAGTGGAACAATTACTCGCTAAAGGCGAAACGCAAGCGAGCATGGCTAGATATATGAAGATTTCTTCTGCGACAGCATCAGACTGGTGCAATGGCAGAAAAATGCCTAGAGTAGACAAGATCCAGGCTTTGTGTAATTGGCTTGGGATTGAATTATCAGATTTATTAGAAGAGAAAAAAGATGTCCAAACAAACGGACAGGAAACAGAGTATTATCTTGATGACGAAACAAGAGAGATGCTTCGGTTTCTGAATGAAAATCCTAAGCACAAAAAGATACTTTCATCTTCCAGAAAGCTGAAGCCGGAAGACTTGGAGATCATCGAGGCGATGATAGAAAGGATGTCATGATAAGATATTACCAGGCGGAGCTACCGGCAAGGGTCAAGGCATTCACGGTCAGAAAAGATGGGGAATACACGATCGTGGTCAATTCCATCCTTGCAAAAAAACAACAACTCAAAGAAATACAGCATGAATTGATCCATATTGACTTGGGACATTTTGATTCGGATCTGACATATGATCAGATGGAAATTGAAGTCCATGAACGACAAAACCCTCCGGATCAGGGAGGGTCATCGTCGTTTCCTGTATAACAATAATAAAGAAAGGAGGTGAGACATTCTGGGAACATCTCGGTGTTAATGGTGTACATAACATGAAAAAGTATCAGCAATTCATTGGATTTCATATCGACAACTGCGGGCCGGTGCAATCAGGCTAAGACCGGCCCATGAGGCAGTTACCTTGCTACACCTACATCATACCACAGAAAGGAGGGATATGATGTATACACAAATTCAAAAGAGCGGAAAAGTGAGGTTTTTTGAGAAATACCGTGATCCGCTCACCGGAACCCAGAAGACAGTGTCTGTGGTCCTGAATAAGGATACCACTCGGACCAGGAAGCAGGCCGCTGCCATTCTCCAGGATAAGATCCGGCAGAGGATGGAGTGCAGTCAGGATGCTGACACGACCTTCCAGGAACTCACAGAGCGCTTTCTGAAGGCCAAATCCACTGAAGTGAAACATTCTACCGCCAGGGCATGGGGAAGCCGAATAAATGGACTCCTGAGCGTCCTGGGGCCATCTGTGAAGGCCAATAAGCTGACAGCGAAGTATATCTATACCTGCTTCGACAGGGCAGACTATTCTGTCAAGAATAAGAACATCTATCTGTCCTATCTGAAGACCATGCTGCGCTGGGCATATCGACATGACATCATCCAGGACATCGGATTCATTGAAAAGCTCCAGCCCTATAAGGAAGTGCAGAAGGTCAAGCCGATCAAATACCTGGAAGCGGACGAACTGCAGACCGTGATCGACAACATCAAGAAGCAGAAATGGAAGGACCTCGCCCTGTTCCTGGCTCTGACCGGCATGCGGATCGGGGAAGCGCTGGCCCTTACGATCGACGACATTGAGGACAGGAACATCCACATCACTAAGACCAAGGACATCGTCTCCGGAAGGATCTCCGACACTCCCAAGACAAAAGAGTCCTACCGAGATATTTACATTCAGGACCAGCTCCTCCCACTGATCAGAAAATTGAGGCACGAAGCACTGGCCATGTCAATGGTCACTCATGAGCGGCTGCTATTCCAGGATAAGAAAGGCGGGCTCTGTTACGGAACCTTCGTCAAGATATTCAAGACAGCCTCTCAGAGCGTCGAGAAGGACCTTTCTCCGCATTCTCTGCGCCACACCCATACTTCTTTACTGGTGGAGCAGGGAGTGCCCCTAGAAGTCATCTCGAGACGCCTGGGGCATGCCGGAAGCGATATAACGAAGCAGGTCTATCTGCATGTTACCAACAAGCAAAAAGAAAAAGATGCAGCCATCCTCAAATCCATCACGATCTGAAAGAAAAGCTACATCTTGGGTACATCTCGATTATTCAATCAGCGTAAATCCGCATGAATAAAGGATATTATTTGATTTTACAGAATCTTTAGAGATTTATATATATCACTTCAAAAACTTTCAAAAACCTTTATTTATGCGGTCTCCATACTAACGACACTTCAAAAACCTTCAAAAATCTACACTCAAAAGCTACATTTTAGGTACAAAAAAAGAGGGCCGGGAGATCAACCCAGCCCTTTTACGTTATAACCATCTGCAGATACATGAGATCTTCCGACCTCTGTAAGTTAATACCTTGGAGTAATCCAGGAGAATACCGTTCTTGTACTTCGCTCTCTTGGCAGCTCCTCCGCCTTCATAGACCTTGCAGCCCTGACCAGAATATACCACAGTGTGCGTCCTGCCTTTGAAGGCAATGATGTCACCGGTCTTCAGCAAGCCCTTGTTCACTGCCTGCTTGACGGTGTACCCGATCGGGCCTCCGGAGGACTTCTTCTTCATGACCTTTTTCAGATCTGAATCAAATCCCCGGAATCCGCCTTTGTAACCATAGAAGCCGTCCGGGTTGAGTCCCATCAGCTTCAGGGCCCACTTGATCGGGACCACGCAGGTCGTACCAGTCACCTTGCCTGCCTCGACCTTCGCCTTCGCCTTTGGATAAGTTTTTTCTGCCTTAGCGTAAGAATACACCCAGTTCTTCGGATGATCCTTATATGTCTTCGATATCTTCTCCAGGAAGCCCACGAATTTAAGCGCATGGGCAGTTCCTACGATTTTACTTTTTTTTTAATGAGTTTGCCGGCCTTAATCAGCTTGACCATCTTCTCGTTCTGCTCAGCTGTGCCGGTGTAGTCCTTGATACCATTCAGCTTGGCGATCTTCGATCTGGACTCGAATGAGGAATCATACTTCTTCGCATCCAGGATCTTGACGATGCCGTCATGCTTACCAGTGTACCGTTTAAAATAAGTGATCGTTTCTTTTTCCATAGGTTCACTCTCCTCTTTTACCGGAGTTAGGAAAAGGTTATGCTCTGCTTCTCTCCGCCTCGTCAGTCCCCGAAGGACTCTGCCGTCAGCCTTATTGTACAGGAGCATCTTCTTGGCAATCGTAGCCTTTGACCGCTTTCCGTGATCCGTCAGCTGGTCAATGCTTCCGATGTTGTAGGCGAAAGAAGTCAGCGCCCCTGCTTCGTTCTCGTTCCAGTGATAGATGTGGTCGTATTTCATGACCTTCGGCAGGTACTTCTTTTCCAGGGACTCTTTCAGCCATTTCTCTGCTGTGGGCTGGCTTATGGTCAATCCCATGCGGATCACCTTGCCGGTGATGCTACTGTCCGCATTCGTGGTTCCCCAGCCTATAGTGACTACTCCAACTGCGTCCTTATAGGCGTGCAGGTGACATCCCTCAAATTCCTTGATCAGTTTCATCGTCGCTTGATTGATCTTCATCTTCCTTCTTCACTCCATTCTCTTCCGCAGCATGCCCAAGGACACTGATCAGTGACTTCGGCAGTGAGCCAGGGAATGCCAGGTTCAAGTTCTCAATGATACTCATGATCTCCATAAAAGTAATGTAGCTTGTTATCATCCGCAGACATGGGAATGTAAATCCCAGGTCAACGACCGTCTGGGAATAATCTAATGCCACACCGAAGGCGATCACGACCAGAAGACACAGCTTCCTGAATCCGCCTTTCCTCATGATGTGGCTTTTAAAAGTTCCATTAATCAGGGCCTGTAAAACCCCGGTCACAACATCGAAAACAATGAATATCAGAGCCACGATAATATATCGGTAGTCCATTTTTCTGTCCTCCTATGGCAAAATATAAGTAAATGTTACTGTCACTGTATCCTCAAAAGTAGACGCAGATGCCGATGCGTTACGGATCACGATGGAGCCATTCGGAGTTATCCTTCCAACGATTGCCCGACCGCC